CCTTGGTCGTTTTGGTCAACGCAAAAAGTACCATTAGAACCATTGCTAGTGATTTTAACCCAGTCATTATTGAGTGTGCTCGCCTGTGTAATATTAATTGTTCTTGAACCGCCTGTATGATCTAACCACATATAACCACCTGAACTAGCGTTAACACCTGTGCCAGTATATGTGATTGTGTTATCGGAACCGTCAATATCCATATAGTTTGTTGCACCGTCAATATTGATACTGGAAGTAATCGCATTGTTTGATCCCTGTATGATCCAATCCAAATCTAGTGTTGCCGCTGCTGCACTAGTAGCTTGGTTTAGAGTCAGTGTATTGGATGCGCCAGTCACTGCGACGTTGACGTTACTAGAATCGGCACTATAAGTATTGGTTGTGTCTGTGACTACATTCATGACGTTTGAGTTGCCTGTAAATTGGAAAAACCCAGTATAACTATCAGCAGTGATGTCACCTTTCCACAAGTTACTTGCACCTATTTGATTTATATCTAGTGTGTTGGTCGTGCCAATAAAATCAAAGTCAGTGAGTGTTCCTGCTACAGAACCAACACCACCAATAAGGTTCGAACCACCTTGCTGTTCCAGATCTATCGACGCTGTACTGCCCGTCTGATCTATCCATATTTCATTATCTGCCAATACTTTTTGGCTTATAAATATAATAATCAAAGCCCAACCGACAATAAAAACAGCTAACGCAATATAATGTCCATTGTGTTTAATCCACTTTAACATGCCAAAACTCCTTAGCGAGTCCGTCGTTAATAGTTTGCAATACTGCTGTTTCTATTGCTGCTTGAAGCGCAATGTTTATTGACTCATTTTGCACTGAACCGTTTTCTATCTCTATTAACTCTGTCCCATTTGCTACAAATTTAAAAACATCTTCGTTATATGCTACACTAAGTACGGTCTTTGTGACTAAAACTTCTAACAGCACTCGTCCCGTCAATACTGATATTGTACGTAAAGATACTGAAAGCGTATCTCTCCTATAGCTTTTAGATAGGCCGATGCCCAAGTATCTAGCCCCAACACCACCAGAAGTTACGTTACTTTCGTAACCCACTACACTACCTTGCATCAGTAACCCTGCAAAAAGTAAGGGTTTTAGTTTCTGCTTTTCTTCAAAATCTTGCCTAGCAGACCGTATAATCTGCCGCTCTTTTGCAAGATGCTCTAACCCTACTCGGTCTACAACGTCAAAGAACCCTTGTTTTTCTGATCCCGCATGGTGTAAGGCACGTATTAAATAAGCAGAAGGGTTTTGTGTGACAGCCGTACTGAAGCTAGCATACTCACCGTTACTCCTACGTTGTCCCGTATCATCTACAAAAGCCCCTGTATATACAGCAATCACAGGTTTCTTTTCTGGCGGGTCTACACGGGCTAATTCTGTAATAAGAAGTTTGCGTACCGTAGCCTTCTCAATCTTTGGTAAAACGTGGTTATTGACTGACGCGCAACTAGAAAGTAAAGCTGCCAATAGGCACAGATATAGTAGTTTTACCACCGTCTGATTCGTTGATTGTAAGTGTGACCTTATCTCCATCAGTGCTGTAATCCACTCGATTGCCTTCTAGCGTAAAACTTCCACTTTCCGATTTTGTCTCTCCAAACATGTTATCCACAAGTTGTCTAGATAGCTCTGCGTATATTCTACTCTCAAGATTACGGATAAACCTAGCTAATGTCGTGTTGTTGGAATCTCTTGCCAGTTCTTCTTTATACGCTTTAATCTCTTCTTTGATTGCTTTGTCACGATTAAATTGTTGGTTTTCTATGGTCAAATAGTGAGAACTGGTGGCATTGCCTGAGAAACTTGGGTTCTTAAACTTAAACAACATTTCATCAGCAGACACACTACCTAAAGACCATATAATTACAAAGATAAGAAAAACGCACACACAAGCAGCAAGAGATACATGCCCTATAACACTAACGATTGTTCTTATTATCTTTACGATCTGCTGCTTCACGTAACTCTATCACCGTATCTAGTTTCTGTTGCAAGCGTATGATGTCATTATCTAACATTCGTATTCTGTCAATTAAACCAATCAAGGTAGCTATAGTGTCGCCTAATTTTGACTTTATTTCAGTAGTGATAAACTGCCATATGAAATAAATCATATAGAGCAAGCCGATTGTGGCTACAATGGGGAACCCGTATTCGCCTATTAGCTGGGCAATATCCACTAATCTCTCCTTGCGTCTTCTTTTCCATCAGCTCTTGATATCCTTTCTAAGTCTGGACGCAAACCAACTACACTGCACATCGTACAGTCTATACGCACCATATCATGATTCATTGTCTTAACTCTGTTGTCTAAGTTACTGACTATATTGTGAATTGCGTCGACATCACCGACAACAGATGCCAGTATGAATTTGATAGATAGAAACACAAAGAAGCCACCAATAAGAGATATGGCTATCGGGAAACCAACTTCAGCTATTAGTGTAAAAACTTCATTCATGCGTCTACAAATCTATTTCTTCCGTAACGACGAGTAAATCTAGAAGCAGGATTCATAGCTGAACCTAACGCGCCAATAGAATCTTGTGAATCAGCAACATCTTTTGAATATGCGTCTTGATAGACTGTCTCAAAAGATTCACCAAATTCTTCCGCTTTTACTTCTGCTTCTTTCGTTGCTTCTTTCATTTGGTTTACTTTCATTACAGCGTCTGTCGTTCCTGCTGTTGTCGTCAGCAATCCTTCTGCGTTAAAAGTTCCCGTAAATTTTCCTGCGGCATCAAGGACTTTAATAGCCGAATCAACTACTGGACTTCCAGTTCCTGCTGCTGCTTGTAAAACTGGAACTTGTGTTTTGTACCCAAGCCCTAATTTTGTTGCCCCTGTCAGAGGTTGTTTTAAAGAGTTAACAAAAGCCGTGTTATTCAATAGTCCCGATAATACTGTTTTGTTGATTCCTGATAATCCACTGCCAGAAGCTATTGCCTTCGCCGCATTTGCATAAGCTTCTGCTGATTTTCCTATATTAATGACAGTGTTTGTTGTTCCAAATGCTGGAGGCAAAACGCCTGCTTGTAATGGCCCAATAAAATTAGATGCCGAGTATGCTGCGTTGGCTGCTTGGCTTGCTGCAAGTGTACCCCCAGTTCCTGCTGCTCCAACTCCCGTTGCACCCGTCAATCCTGCTGCTTGAGCTTGCGCTAAAGTCATTTCTCCAAAGGCATTTGTCCAACCAGTAGCGATGCTTCCCGCTGCAAGATAACTTCCTGCTGCGCTCACTGCAATGCTAAGAAAAGAATCCTCTGCTTCGATTCCTTGTGCAGTTGCCCCTGCTGCTGCTCCAACTGCTGCACCCTGTGGCCCTGCAACAACTGCGCCTATCGTTGCACCAATAATTGCACCAATGTTTCCTTTTAATATAGAGGAAAACAAACTCGGTTGCTTTCTTTGTTGCTGTCGAGCAGTTTCTCTTTCTGCGTAATCATAAGCTTCAAGTGCATAGGTTGGGTTTAAATCAGGGGTAATCTCTCCCGTTGCAAGAAATTTGTCCATTGCTTCTTTTGAGCCATATGCCGAAGCCATAGAATTTGCCGATTCAGGTCTATCGCCAGTGTTCCATGATTTCATGGCTTCCCAATTGGACTTGTTCCCGCCCATCTTGTTTCCACCTTCAAAACCAGACGACTCGTACTGACCCCACTCGTTGTAGATCTGTCTTAACTTGTCATAAACATTAGACTCTCTTATCCCAGTGTTTGCGGCTCCTGCGCCTGCAACCGAAAAAGGAAGAGTTTTGGCGTTAAATTGATTGGGCTTGATGAATTGAACCCCTGCTGAAGCCCATGAAGAAGGTTGGAACAAAGGAATGTCTGCAAAACCTGCGGATCTTAACGAGTTCTTTGCGTTTTTTAATTCATCAGAATCGGCTACATAATCTTTGTGATACATGAGATTAGTAGATAAATCGTCATAATCTGCGTTGTAATCAAAATCTTCACCAAGATATCCTGCGCGTTTAGTTGCAAGATTGTAATCAGACAAAGCACTGTAGTCTGTTTCGTTTAACCTAGTCTTAATCCCCGATCCTCTATCGTAACCTTCTTGCATCTCTGGGGTTAGGACTCCTCCAGAAAGAACAGAATCGAAATTACTTTTTCCTCCTAATCCCCCCAAATAACCAAATTGTCTTGCGTCCAACATTTAAACTTGCCCACCAGAAAGCTCGGTTGCAAGCAATCGAAGGATTTCATCAAAGCCTTTGTCTAATTCTTTCGCCGCTTTTGCAAACTTACGAGGGCTTAATTCTTCACTCGATATTTTACGACGCTCAAGAAAACTCTTTGCGGCCCGTATCTCTGCCGCTGCAACTTTTTTAACCGCTGTTTTTGCCATTTCACCATGCCTTACAAGACCAATACCTTGCTTTTGTTTTCGGGCCTGCGTTTTCGCAGTTATGCCTTGCTCTGAAGCTTTTTCTTCTTCCAGCTTGAGTCTTCTTAATTCTCATATTTGGATCACCAAATGTAACCCTCTTTACGCTATCTCCATCCATGACGTAGACTACGGATTTCTTCTTCCCATAGCTGGTCTCACCCTTGGAAATTCTTCTTGGGTTATTAAGCTTAACCTTTTTCCCCTTGTACTCGGCCATTATTTTTTATGCACCGCTTGAACAGAGAAGGATGCTTTCTTGACTGCGTTCTTGTGCGGCTTGTAATCCCCTTTCATCAACTTATAACTCTTGCCTGACTTCATCCAATGAAATCCTTTTGGAGCATCGACTGCTTTATTTGCCACCTTTTTTCTCCTTTTTTTTCTTCTTATTCTTCTTCTTCTTCTTGGGGAATCCTGCTTTCATGTTTTTATAAGCTTTATCAGAAATTGTTGATTTCTTTTTAGAGCGGCTTTTGCCTGATTTCTTTCTTTTGTTTATGTTCTCATACAAACTCATCGCTTCTTCCTCTTGTTTTTTGAAGCTTGAATAGCTTTGCCCTGTCGCTCTGCATCTGATTTACTTTTGTAAACCTTTCCTGACTTGCCCCAACGGTAGCCACCTTTTACTTTGACAACTGGCAAGTTACCTGCCCATCATTCTAGGAGAACTGTGGCTTAGAATCTCATCCATGACAGAACCGATGTCGCCACCTTTTACTTTGATGACTTTGATTTTAGAATCCATCCCCTCATCACCTTCTTCCATTTCTTCGTACTCTTCACCTTCTTCTTCATCCATCATCCCGTATTCGGCTTGATGACAAAGTAACATGAAGTTTACAACTTGCTCTTCTGTCATGACAAGCCCATCTGCATCAGCAGAAAAACCCATCTTCTCTTCAAATAAAGCCATAAGGTCTTCTATATTTTCTACGTTTACTTCAGCCATTGTAAGTTCCTAAGTTTAAGTTGGTTAATGCACCCACTTCTCCAGTCATTCTTCTTTTGATATCAGCTATTTTCTGCAAAAGATAATTTGCCGCAGGTTGATCTGGGTGCTGTCTTTGTGGAGGCATAGGTTGCGGTTGCCTTGGCATAGGTTGCTGCGGCATAGGTTGGCCTGTACCAGAAAAAGCTTGAGGGTTAATAGGAGGTAAATACATTATCTTGTGTAGTTCTCTCTCATATCCATTTCAACAGGAGAGGCTTCAATTGCTGGATCAACGTTTCCTGACATCTCATTCAAAAGCATATTTTGAAGATCAAGTGCCATTTCTCTCTCTTCATCAATACTTCCTATTGACTCCACTGGAGGCATGAAGTCCGAGATGCTAGAGGCAATGTCAAAAGGAATTCCAAAGCTCATCAATCTTTCCAGTCTTTCAATAGTTGGCCCTTCTGCTCGAAGGCTATCATCCATTGGGTCGCCGCGACCTCTATACTCAGGTAACGCACCAAGGTTCATTTCTTCATAATTTTTCATTGTCTTTCATAATCTCCATCTGTAATTCGGTTTGATTCTTTTGTTGTTCCATTTGGAGCTTGGCTTGGTTCTGCTGTTGATCCATTTGAAGTTTAACTTGGTTCTTCTCTCTCTCCATTTGCAACTCAGCCTGCAACTTGGTGACCTTGGCCTGCAATTCTGCGTTGGCTTTGGCAGCATCAATCTGCATGTCTTGTTGCGCTTCAGCCTGTTTTAACTGAATACTTGATTGGGCTTTTGCTTGATCGGCAGCAATTTGAGCCTGAGTCCTTGCTTTTAACGCTTCAGCCTCTAACTGTGCAAGCTGTTGAGCATATTGTAAAGGGTTTTGTTGCTGGTTTTGCTGTGGATTCATTGCCTGTATTGGCTTCATTTGAGGTGCTTGTTGCACAACCATCGCCGCTCGTTGGCTAATCAGCATGTCAAGTTCAGGGTCAATGTCATCAAATCTAAACTTCGGATCTCTTAAGTTTGGCAACGCTGGCAACTCCATGTTGATTCCTGCTTGCATCCTAGTTCGGTACAACAATGCAATATGCTCGGCAATATGAGCCAAGAAAATTGGCATCACTGCCTTGTTCATCTGAGGATTGCCACCTAACGATGGATCTTGCAAGAACTGGATATGAACCGCAATGTGAGATTCATGGTCTTGCTCTGGAAAAGCTTTGATTGGCTTGCTGTATAGAACCGCCATGTTCTCGTCGATTGGGTCTAGCCGAGCCGCTTCTTCTGGAGCTTTTAATATCTCATCAATGTTTGGAATTCGCACCGCTTCATACATTCGTTTGTATGCTTCATACATATCATGCAAGTCTGGAGCAGAACGAGCCATCTCTAAAACAGCTTGAGCTTGTGCAATCCTTTGAGAAGCACTGAATATGTTTGGGTCAGAGACAGGAATGACATCAACACGATCATCAAAATCTTTTGCGTAAATAATCTCTGAGCCAGAGTTGGTTGAGAATTCAAACTGTTCAGGAAGATTCTCTGCGTTAAGCTTTGCTAAAAGCTTGAACTCATGCCCTTGTGAGTTGTGCAACCTTTTGTGTATCGCACTAAATGCTTTGCTGCCTTGTTCAATTAAGGCAACGGTTGTTCCAACTGGAGCATTTGGAGATGCGTCTCCTACATTTAAATCAGCGGTGGATGCAAATCTTTGCCCTGCATCAACAATCATCCCAAGTAAACTGAACAAAGCAGCACTTGGTTCTTTGAATGGCAAAGGCATAATTGCCTTGTTTACATCGTCAACGGTGGCATCTAGGTCGATGAACTCGCCGGGACTTATGTCCATATCCCCGCCAGACACTCGGCCTTTAAGCTTGAATCCACCTTGCATGTTTGCAAAAGCAGCAGAATCAAGCAGCGCTCTCAATGCACCAGTCGCCGCTTTGCCTAAACCACCAATCATGTGATAAAGGCCAAAGCCGTAAAATCCTACGCTTGGTAAGAAACGATAAGACACAAACCAATCTCTTCGTTTTTTTCGCTCGTCTTCTTCGTCCCAGTTGCGTCGAACACTAACTACTCTTTGGCTTGCCATCTCAATGGTAACGACATAAGGAAAAGCGACAACATCGTCGTCATCCTCTCCCATTCCATCCACGCCATCAAAAGTCTCATAAACGTGCATTTCTAATAAGGTCAATACGTCATCGTTATTGTTGTACTCATCCACCCCTTCAATATCTTGAGTGACAGTTCCTGATGGATCTGTTGTCTCGGTGTAATTAGAAACTGGAAGATAATAACCTGCCTCGACATATCGGTTGTAATCATTCCTTGGTGTTCGGATAACGTGGGTGTATCTCAATGATGTCTGCAAGTCTTTGCTTTCAGGAGCTACACAGAAATCTTCTGCTTTGACAAACATAGAGACTTGTCTATCTAAGTTTGCATCCCAATAAACCTTTTTAAATGCGTGGCCTACCAATGGAAGTTGGAATAGCATTTGGTCTAAATCAGTAAAATACTCAGGCATCTCCTGAGTAAGCTGGAAGTTCATATACTCTCGAACCCTTCGAGCCTGCTCTTCTACTTCTTCTGAACCGTCTCCAACAATTGTTGTTTTTACTGGGCCGCCGCTTGGATAAAGTTCTGTGATTGCGCGAGCGTTAAACTGTGTTGCAGCTTCTGCAATCAAAGGATGAACAACTGTGGACAATCCTCTTGTCGCTCTTGCATCTTCTGATTCTTCAAGGCCACCATCAGGGTCTAAGGTCTTTAACCCGCTTTCGTATCGAAGCCGCCATTCATCCCTTGCAGATTCATCTGTTTCATATTGAAAAATAAGATGCGACGCTTTCCGCATCAACTCCTTTTCGTCAATAGTCTCAGCCAAATTGTCATCGAAATCTGATTCGTCTTGTGGAGCTTGGTCGAGTTCTGGGTCGCCAATCAGAACTTCGTCTTCTCCAAATGGTTCCACTTGAAGTCCGTCAACAGGTCTCCCGTCAGCGAAAGGAACGATATTTTCATCAACTTCAGCCATACAATGCTACCTTTTGTTTTGGTTCTCTGTCTTCATCTTCGTAGTCTTCACTGTGCGATATGAACCAACCCTTGCGTAATCTTAACCAAGCTTGGGTGCATGTGTCCACAATATCATCGTTGTCGCCCGTAGGGAAAGCAGCACAAATAGAAATCAAGTCTGCTGCCCAACGCTTCTCAGAAGGATACCAAATACGTCCATCCTCCAATAAAGCACTCGAAGCATGAGCGCGAGCTTCTTTGTCCCTATCAGGAGAATACTCTAAAACTGGAATGCCTGCCATACGCAGGTCTTGCAATAGAGATTGACCACTGGCTTTCTTTTCTATCAGCACTGCATCAGGCTCGTATTCTTCATAAGACTCTTGGGCCAAACGTCTAAGATCTGGATAACTAACTCTGTCGTACCACATTTCCAATACAATAGCGTTAACCTGACCTTCTTTGCGGAACACTCCCCAAGTGGTTCTGGCAGAATAGCTGCTCTTTTCTTTAGTCGAGAATGCTGTGTCATAGCTTTGAAGGATGTATTCAATCTCAGGAAGATCAGGAGATTCCCAAGGTCGCCACCATTTACTTCTCAGTATTGTGCCGCCTTTTGGAGCAGGTCTTTGTTGCAATTGCCCTGCCGCAGCATAACTTCCAAGGCTGGTTTCAAGTTGAGTCAATGTCTTCTCGTCAATCCGATTAGGCCACAACAACTCACCCTCTGTCGTTCTTGGATCTACAAACCCAAGGGAAGATTGGCTTGGTGTTGGGTGATTGGGTTCATATCTTGCTGGAAGACAAAGATGATCCCATCCCATATCATTGGCTAATATGTGACCTGTTAAGTCTTTCTCATGTACTCGCTGCATAATAATGATGAAAGCTCCAGTCTTGGGGTCATTAAGTCTGGTTTGCATGGCTTGATCCCACCACTCCAAAACGCCTTCTCTTACCACTGAGGACTCAGCTTCTCGTACATTGTGTGGGTCATCAATCACAATGATATCTCCACCTTCACCAGTCAATGCACCATCAACTGAGGTTGCGATTCGATAACCTGTCTTGTCATTCTCAAACCGTTGCTTCTGGTTTTGGTCACTTGTTAAAGAGAAACCTCCTCCAAAATGATTCTTATACCATTGAGAGTCAATGAGCCTTCTGCATTTAACTGAATCCCTGATAGAAAGAGAACCTGCATAGCTGGCAAACAAAAACCGCTTATCAGGTTGTATTGTCCAAGTCCAAGCAGGCAATGCCACAGCCACAGAAATAGACTTCATGTGACGAGGTGGTACGTTAATAATTAACCGTTTGATGTCGCCTTCAACAACTGCCTGCAAATGTTCTGACAAAGCATCAATATGCCAGTTGTCATGGAATTCTCGCCCTGCTTCAATCGTTGACCATGAGTTCTTGGTGAACTCCTTCAATGATCGACGCATCTTCTCGGCTTTGATTTGGGGCAATGACAGCTTGTTCAAATACTGACTCAAGTTGTGTGAGTTGCTCATCTGTTATCCTTGAAAGATCTATGATGTGTCTTTGCTCTACCGTAGTCGTAGTTTCTTGCTTATCCACCCACCCTGCTCGGTTCTTGAGGTAGAAGATCATGGCCGTATTATCTTTATCGACGATAGCTTTTTGATACAAAGCATTTGTCACTGAAGCAATACCCTGACCCCTACCTCTTTTAATAGCCTCCGCAAACTCTGGGAAATCAACCTGCTTTTCATACAAAGTTGACTCACCAATCCCAAGAACCATAGCTATCTGTTCTGCCGTCAAGCCTTGTGCTGCATACTCCTCAGCCTTGCGACACACCTTGTCGGTTATCTCAAACGGAGGTCTTCCTTGTCGTTTCTTGTCTGGCATGATTAGATTTTGCCACGCATTTCAAACTTCTTCAACAAGCATTACTATTTGCCCTATCTTGTATCAAGAAATGATGCTTATACTTTTTGTCAGAATGAGCGTTGTAAAACTCCATAAACGACATCGCTCTCATCTCTGAGCTGCTTGTCTCGTCAATTAGGATTGACCATATTTCATAAAGGTCGTCTTCTGTGTAACTCATCTTACTCTCCTTTCTCAATTGAATAACCAATCACACCGTTGTGTGGCATAGCTACCGCAGAGTTTGCTTTGCTTATCGCATCCTCAAGATTATCAAAAGTTATCTTTTGGTTGTTTGCATAACAAACGTAACGATGATACCAAGGGTCTTCATCTCTTTTACCGTTGTCACAAATCTCTTTGATTACATATTTCATACTATTTTCCTTTCTTAAAGAGGGGGCTTGCGCCCCGATTGATTTAGAAGTTGTAGTCGTAGAACTTGTAAGGTTGTTGTCCTAAGTTAAAGCGGGTGCCACAACGAGATTTCCATTGTCCGTATTTACTTTTGCGAATTCTAAAAGTAACGGCATTCTCGTTGCTTACAATCTCCCACTTCTGGTCGCGTTGATTAGAGGTATGACCGCAGAAACCGCCTGCATGAAAGTCACGCTTCCAAGCCAATGGCTTTGCGTCCATTGCTTTAATCTCAATAGTCTTGTCTGAGATCACTTTGACAATCTCGTAAGGCTCTGAATCAGACCAACCTTTGCTGCTTGCAAAACCGTAATCTATTTTCTCAATTTCATAGTTACGTCTGTCTTCTTCTTTTACCTTGCTCATGCAATCTTTAGCGAAAGCAATTGCGTCCTCTTCAGTCGCAAACTCAGAGTCAAGTGTAATCGCTTGTGTAGCTAACCAAGCATAACCTTTGTGGCTGTGCGTTCCATGTAAATAGTCAGCGTCTTCCTGACCAACAACTTCGTTCTCTAATCTAACTGCGTATCTTGTTACCTTGTTCATCTTTTTTTCCTTTCTTAAAGTTTACTCTTCCAACACCAATAATTATACGCATCTCCCAGAGAAACACAACTCTTTTCTTTACCTTTACTATCAACAACTTACAACCTTTCTCAAGGAAGAAAAGCCCCTTGTTACCAGACTTCGGTAACCGTTACCGCTAGAACCAGCAAACGGTAACATTCGTAACCTGTTCTTTTTTATAATTTTTTGTGCTACTGATCCCAGTGATCCCCGTCTTTGCTCAAATTTGGAAATTAAATTTTTCTTTCTTAAATATTATCCTCTATACTAACACTCATGATTAATGAAACACTCGACTTCACCATGGAATCAGCAAAAGAAGCAGCAGAGCAAATGCTTGAAACCATTTTTTATGACAACCCAGACATCTCTCGCGGTGCAGTTTATGCTGGGGTACTGGCTGTTATCTTGAAAAATTTAAGAGAAGATGCTCCGACAGTTGAAGCAATGATTGGAGTAGTAAGCCTTGCTTTAGCTGCCTCAACTTTCGATGACGAGGAAACAGATAAATTCTTTTGTTGACGAATATTGTTTGAGAGAGCATACTAACTGACACGTTTAAGAAAGGAAAAGATGATGTCAAAAGTATTTGTGGTCTCACGACCGACACAAAATAAATTTGGTTGGACTCCAGATCTGTCTGATGCTGCCAAGTATGGTGAGCTAGAGATAATCTTTGAAGCGTCCGAGCAACCTCAATTTTCACCCGCACCTTCAATTCATAAAGCTAAAAAGATATTAAAAGATTTTAGCGAGGAGGATTATTTGCTGTGGGCAGGTGGTGGAGATCCCACCGCAGTCATGATTGCGTGTATGGCAGCTTCCCAAAGTTCAGATGTCGTGAAGATTTTGCGATGGGAAAGAAACATAGATACTTATCGTGACCGCCGTAAAGGTTGGTACATGCCCTGCACTTTGAATATGGGTGCGACATGAATACCAGCAACATAGATTATGTTGGTGATGCAAATGCAGACGTAACTGATCTAAATGAAATCAATGAGATGGCGAACAAGCTCCAAGACTTGGAAGCCGAAGTTGAACAGATTGAGAAGAACCTCAAGAACAAGAAAGCTGAACTCCGCAATCTGTCTGAGCTTGACTTGCCTGAAGCCTTGGCTTCAATTGGGCAATCAAGTTGGGACTTATCCGACGGCAAGCAACTTGTTGTTAAAGATTTTGTTCGTGCAAATATTCCTGCCGATGGGACGATAGAACGTGCCAAAGGTGACAGACAAGGAATTTTACGCCAACAAAAAGACGACGCTTTGAATTGGTTGAGAGAAGCGAAAGCTGACTCGCTGATTAAGAACGCTGTCGAAATCCAGTTCGGGAAAGGACAAGATGCTGTAGTCAATGAGCTTTTTAAAGAGCTTGAAGTCTCAGGTCTTTCGCCAAAACGAACTGTTAATGTGCATCCCAAAACGCTTGAAGCCTTCGTTAAAGAACGCCTAGCGGATGGGAAGTTTGTACCAATCGACCTTCTAAATGTACATGAAGGCAAAAAAACTGTAATCAAATAAAAGGTAATCAATATGAATGATGTAGCAAAAAAAGAAACAGGAAATAATATCGTGACGTTTGACGCAAGTATGTTTTTGGAGGATGCCGATACTGCAACCGAAAACATGACCTCTGACAGTTTTCAAATACCACGACTCTACTTACTGCAAAACGCGAGTGATGCAATTAAAAAAAGCAGTGACAAATACGTCACAGATGCTGAGGCTGGTAACATCTTGGAGTCAGCCACACAAACTGTTCACGACGGGAAAAAAGGTATTACTTTTGTTCCTGCCTACTACGAACGGACTTGGATAGAGTGGTCAGCGGATGGCAAAAGCTTTGTCAAAGACCACGGCAGCGATTTGGCCGCCATTGGTGACGGACAATATGTGGGTAACACATATAAGTTCACGACAACAGAAGG